ATGCAATTTGATGCGAAGGCCGCCAAACTCCTCGAGCCCGGCCAACACTTTACCATTTCCGACTGCCCAGGGCTGCGCCTGGAGGCGACCGCTACCACTCGCTCGTGGACATATCGGTACAAGAGCCCGATCGACAGCAAGATGCGGCAAGTGAAGATCGGCACGTGGCCAGCGATGTCGGCAGTAAAAGCCCAGGTCGAGTGGGAGGCGCTGCGTGATTTACGGGCGGCAGGTCGAGACCCAGCGACTGAGCGGCGAGCTGCTCGTGAGCAAGAGCGGGCAGCGGTTGACGCGGCCCGGGAGGCGGTGGCGCGCCGCGCATCGGTGCGTAGCCTGTGGAAGCTGTACTTCGAGGGGCACGTCCTGAAAAACCGTAAGCCAAAGGGAATTGAAGAAACTCGGCGGACGATTGAGAAGGTCCTTAACGAGCATCCGAACTTCGCTGAGATGGACCCGCCGAAGGTCACCAGGGCAGTTGCGTTCGATATCCTGCAAGCCTACATCGATACGCCAGTCCAGGCCGGCCGGATCCGCATGGAGCTCGGCGCCGCATGGGAATACGGGCACGACGCCGGCCGGCTCGACCCCGAGGTGCCGAACTGGTGGCGTCAGCTCATGCGCGGGAAGCTGCGCAGCAAGGGGCGCGTGCGCGAGGGCGAGCGTATCGGAACTAGCAAGCGCGTGCTCAGCGCGGAGGAGATCGGGACCCTGATCCCCTGGCTGCCCAACTTTTCGCGGCTAGTCGAGGACGTCGTCACGCTTTACCTGTGGACATGTACTCGTGGCAGTGAGATCGTGGAAATGGAAGTGGACGAGATCACGCGAGAAAAGGACGGCCTCTGGTGGACGATTCCAAAAGCGAAAACGAAAAACTCATGGCGCGATCAAGCCGTAGACTTGCGCGTCCCATTGGTTGGCCGGGCCGAGGCGATCGTGAAGCGGCGCATGGAGGTGGTCAAGGAAGGGTACATATTTCCTTCGACAGCGCGCAGCGGTCATGTCGAGCAGAAGAACATCAGTGCGATGGTATGGATGCACCAGCCGTATTCGAACACCAGGCCAGAGTATCAGCGCACCCGGCTGCCGGTCTCGCACTGGTCCGTTCATGACCTGCGCCGTACCGGCCGCACGCAGCTGACCGCGCTGGGTTGCGACTCAGACGTTGCTGAGGCAGTGATCGGCCATATGCCGACGGGGATTAAGGGAGTGTACGATTTGCACCGCTACGACAAAGAGCGACGTCAGTGGTTGACTAGGCTAAGCGAGCACTATGAATGCTTGGCCAAGGCAGGTGGTACCAACTGACGTCATTGCGGGGTGCCGCGGCGCGAGGTATTCGACGGTGGAGGTAGATCCGAAACGGGCCGCTGCTCGGCCCACTCCTCGACCTCGCGCACCAGCCAAGCAACTCGGCGCCCGGATAGTTGCCGCGGCTTTGGGAACTCGCCTTGTCGCACCAGACGTTGGACGGTAGTCGCCGCAAGAGCAACGACTCCGGCGACAGCCTCAAGCTCGAGATAAAGTGGTTTCACGACTCGGTTCTTTCTCTAATCAACTGCCTATCCGGCAGCAGGTCTGTCTTGGTCTTCGTCGCCATTCAGCACTGCAATTTCGCGGTCCAGGCACGGAATGCACACGTAGTAGCTGCCCCAGTAGTCGCCATCGACCAGCGCCCGTTCATGCCTTGCGTGGTCGCCCGGCGCGACCTGGTGGCCGTCGCCGTTCAGGCCGAAGAAGCAGGGGTGCGGCTTGCGTGTCTTCACCAGCTTGACCGTGTGACAGGTCAGTTCGGCTTCGTCGCCTTGGAACAGGTCAACGCTGATGTATTCCTGTTCGGTGTGGGTAAGCGCGCTCATAGATCACCCGCCCCCTGGGCAGCAGGTCTGTGTGTCCGCTCGACTTCAAACGGCCCGAAATAAAGGCGCGTCACGTCTGGTTTAGCGTGCGGGTGCACAATCCGCAGCCGCCAGCACTTCGGACGAAATGCGAACAGTAGCCAGCCGCCGCGCACGTCGAAGGATACAAACCAGCCGTTGCCGCGCCAGAAATCGTGGAAGCGTCCGGCCTTCATTCGCCACCCGCCACTTCCGCAGTAGAACTGTCGTCGGCGTACGGCACGCGCCCATACAGCGGCGTGTCCGAAACGATCCGTGCGACGTTCTGCAATTCAGTATCTGGGTAGCAGAGCGCCGTGATCTGCCCCTTGCGCCCGCGCTTCTGGTAATAGACGACCTTGCGACCAATCGGCAGCTCCGCTTCGATGCGCTCGATGTCCTTGCGGCGGTGCGCGCCTTCCTGGAGGCGGCTAACCTGCGGGTAGCTGGCCTGCATCATGTCGTCCCACAGCTGGCCCAGCAGCTGGATCGCGCGACCGTAGCCGATGGCGCGGCCAATCTGGTCAAGCTGTTCCTTCATCCGATCATCGCGGGCATCCAAGGCTTTCATCAGGTCGGTATTCATACTGCACCGCCTTCCTGACCTGCTGCACCCTTGGCAGTAGGTCTGTCGGCCAGCAGCGCCTTAAGGAACCCGTAGGTCAGCTGGTGCGCAGGGCTGTCGATGTCCATCGAATAGCCGCACCATTTGCCATCTGCGCGCGTCAGATGGATGTTGCTGCCGACGCGCTCGACCTTCCAGCCATCCGGCAGACCGCCTGCGCCCACAGCAGTAGCTCTGTCCTTCAGCGCGCGGATTTCGTTCGCCCATGTGTCGGCGAAGTGGCGGTTGTATTTGTTGTCCAAAATCGCGGCGGCTTCTTCCAGCCCGGCAAGCCGTCCGGCGTGATAGCCTGCGTCCGCAGCAGTAGTTCTGTTCGCCAGCAGCGCCTGCACATCAGCCAGCTTCACGTACTCGCCCCATGACCGCCGATAGATGCTTTTGTGCTCCCATTCTTCGTCCATATCGTACCGTTGCAGGCTGGACAGATCGACTGCGTTGGCGGCAGCAGGTCTGTCGGCCTGCAGGTAGGCTTTCAGCAGGCGGTCGGCTTCCTCGCGGATGCTGTTCGCGAAGGCTCGGCGGGCGCGCTCCTCGCGGCAAACCGTGATTTCCGCCATGAACTCGTTGCACGGGTCGGCCATGACTTCGATGTACTGCCGAAACGCCTGTTCCGCCGCGCTGGGTGTACTAACGGGTGCACCATGCGATTTGCTAGGCATGGACGGGCGGCCATGCCCGGGCTGACCTGGCTGTAGGCTGGGTGAATAGGCTCGGTCACGCTGCGGTTCCTTTCTGGCCGGTGCTGGCGGTGAATCGTTGGAGCGGGCATGCCGGCAGATGCTTGGTGCCCTGTGGCTGGCCACAGCGCACGCATGCTGTCGGCGAACGTGTGATATACGACAGGCGCATCAGGTGTCTCCCGGCCTGGCGAGCGCTGCTACCTGGGCGGCGGTTTGCTGGTCGCCGTCGAGCATCACGATCGCGGCTTGCGGTTGCAGGGCTGGGCACTGGCTGTTGCCACTGACCGGCGCGTCCACAAGATCATCGAAGTGGTGGAGCAGGGCCGTGCGGTACTGGCCCATCGACTGGAACCTCATGGCGTAGCTGTCGTTCGCAATGAGGTTGCGCAGCGCGCGCAGCATTACGGCGCTCAGCGGTTCTGCGGTTGTGGTCATTTGCTTCCTTCCTGTGCTGCTGGTTTGATTTGAATCTCGGTGCTGTCGATGCCTTCCTTGCTGCCGGCCAGGTAGACCGTCATCGAGACACGCCCACCGTCCTGGTAGAGCGAGAGTCCGTTGATGAAGCGGTTGCGGTCCTGGTACAGCACCGGTCGCGCGCAGTGTGCGGACCTGAGCAGCAGCATCTGATGCCGGTATGCGGCCGTGTCGAGCGGCGTGTCCTGCTCGGTCGGTACTGGGGCGGTCATGCCGCTTTCCTTTCTGCTGCCGCTTGGCGCGCGCATGCGTTGCAGCCGCCTTGCTGGACCAGCTGCTTGGCCGTGACGATCTTCCCGCACGCGCACTGCTTGCGGCGCAGGCTAATCGGCGTCGCGTTTGCAGTGTTCTCGCGGAAGCGATCCAAGGTGGACGCGCTCGGGGTTCCGAATCTCATGCGGCGCTCCTGAGCGGTGCGGCCGGCAGATGCATCCAGTGCGTGACGCATTCGGTGGCTACGGGCATGGCATCGCCCCAACGCCAGATATCGCCATCGCGATAGGCTGGCCAGACCTCGCCGTCGGTGGTGGCCACTAGAACGAGCGTGTCGTCATCAGGCAGCTGGTCGGTGGCCAGGATCCATGCGCCAGCGGCCCGTTGGATATTCGTCATTCGATTTCTTTCTGTTCCGGGCCGTCGACGCCGACGGCAAAGAAGACTTCGACCTCGGCCACGGCGCGAGCGAGGCGCTGCAGCGGCACGCGGTGCAGACCGGCGTCAATGTTCGCGAGCGCCTGGCGGAGCTCGGCCGCTTCCTCGCGCTCCACGGTGATGCTGGTCGACTGCTCATAGCGGTCGCAGATCCCGTTGAGGATGTTTGTGCCAGGGTCGAGCAGGCTGTCCTGCAGGCCGGCCCGGTTCAGGGCTGCCAGCATCTTCGAGAGCGTGTTGTACGCGTCGATCGAAGGGCAGGCGATCAGGGATTCGCCCGCCATGCGCAGTTCGAGCGCAAGCCGGTCGCGGCTCTCGGTCGCCATCGGGATGTTGGCCCGGGGCTGGAACGCGGCGCGGTGGTGGAATCGGGGCATGGCGGGCTCGCTGCTTACGGACGGCCGAGGAGGACGGTGAAGCCGTTCTCGCGAGCCTGGTCGATGTAGGCTTGGAAGGCGTCCTCGATAGCGTTCTCGGCGCGGTCCAGCTCGTACCAGAACTTCAGCTTGCTGCCGTGCAGGCGGTACTTGAGGCGCGCGCGGACCTTGTAGCCGTCGCCGTTCTTGAACAGGCGGGCTCCGATGGTGAATTCGCGCGGGATCTCGATCAGGCCGGTGCCGGCGCGGGCGTCGATCGTCTCGTTGTAGGTGAACTGCACCTGGCCGTTGTCGAGGCGCTTGTGGCTGCTGAAGCTGACTTCGGTCTTGGCCTGCAGGGTCAGTGCGACCTGCAGCAGAGTCTCGCCGGATGGCTCGACCACGTCCGCGATGTTGTCTTCCAGGAAGATGGCGAACTCTTCCTGCTCCATCGGCTTCTTGTTCGAGCCCATCCAGGTGGCGAACTCGCGGCTCAGCTCGGCGCGGAACACGGCGCGAAGGTCGCGCCAGCCTGCCGTCTCGGCCGACTTGACGTGGTCGTTCAGCACCGCCGTCAGCGTGCGCGCTTCCGGGTCGGCGTAGATGTAGACGTTCGGCGTGTTGCCCTGGTCGGCGACGAACACGTTGAAGCTGGCGATGTCGCCCAGCTGCACCGTGCCGGCCTTGCGATTCGGTGTCGCTGCCGCGCGCTCGATCGCACCGGTCAGGTCGATGTGCTTGTGGTCGCTCGGGATCACCAGGTGCGTCGTGCCGTTGACTTCTTGGGCGGCGCACGCTGCGAGCGAGAGAGCACCGATTTGCTGGATAGCGGAGGCGTCGATGTCCAGGTGCTCGGTGTTGCCTTGGCTACCGATATGGAGATGGGCCGTCGTGCCGGCGTTGTCGTTTTTGTTGTCGTTCACTTCGCGGCTTCCTTGAAGGTGATGGGTTGAGTGGGTTTCGCATCGCGCAGTTCGAGCGACTGCTGACGCGGGTGATTGCGGGACAGGTCGTTTTCTTCGGTCAGCCAGAAGAAGTCCTCGCCGCGCTCGGGTTTCGGCAGCGTGATGTTGATGCTGTCGGCGATGACGATCTTGTCGACGTCCGAGCCGCGGCCTGCCGGCTTCACCTTCAGCTTGAGCGTCAGCTCGCCACCCTTGCCGGTTTCCTTCACCTTCTCGAGCAGGGCGGCCAGCTGGGTGGTCAGCTCGGTGTGCGTGCGGCCGTCACGCAGCTCCTGGAGGAAGATGGCGAATGCGCGCGAGCTCATGCCGCCTCCGCGTGCTGCAGTTCGTTGACTGGCACACGCCACGGCTGGCCGCCGAGGGTGCCTGCCACGCGCACCAAGGCGACCTTGGCGCCGTTGCTGATGTCCGTCTTAATCTCGTGGACGGTGCCGGTTTGTGGGCCAGCTTCGCTGTCGAACTTGACTGCGGAGCCGGGGCCGATGTTGTTGCGGTCCATGCTGGTCCTTTCTGGTTGTGGTTATTGCTGACCAGCAGCGGCCGTGAGCAGCGCGCGCAGGTCGGTGGTGTGCTCGACCGTCTTCGCGATGGTCAAGTCGAGTTCGTAAAATCGGTTTTTATCGCTCTCGTATTGCCCCGAGATCTTGAGGTTCGCCACCAGCCAGTCGACGATCTGCTTGTCGCTGACCTTGCCGGCCGCGCCGCGTGCGAGAGCCTTCGGCGTGACCTTGCTCTTGCCCGATGCCTTTGCGGCTTCCAGACCTTCCCGAATGACCGCCCCGGCCTTGCTGCCGTGCTTCTTGACGATGTTGAGCGCCGCGGTGCCCGAGATCTGGCCGGCGGTGACCGCCTGGTGCACGTCGCTGTTCGATTCGGCCAGCCGGATCATGTCCTTCACGTGCTGGGCCGACTTGCCGCGGCGGTCGGCAATCTGTTTCTCGGACCATCCGAAGCCGATCAGCTTGCGGTACTGGACGCCCAGCTGCAGCGGCGTGAGCGCCAGGCCCGATGCGCTGTTGAGCATGTGGGCGACGCGGTCGGCGTCGTTCCCGCGGAACTGGCGGCAAGCGAGGGCCTTGATCTCGAAGCCCTTGTCGATCGCATCGAGTGCGGCGGCGTGGCGGTGGTGGCCATCCACGATCAGGATGCGGTTGTCTTCGACGCGCACCTCCAGCGGCGGAAAGGTCGCGCCGCTCCGCATTGCCAGCGACATCGCGGCCACGTGGTCAGGATCCAGAGGTCGGGCATTGAAGCCTTCCTCGATCTCCATGGCACGCGGGTCAACCTCAAACTGAGTTGTCTTCGATACAGCCGGATTGCTCTTGTCTTCGGCTGCGGCCTTCAGCGAGGCCATGTGGTTTGCGTATGCCATAGTTATTTGTCGTTGGCCTGCAGCTTCTTCACGTCGACGCGCGCGCGGCGCTGCATATGCCGGCGTGCTACGGCCTCCAAAATCAATTTGAGGGCCGGGTGCTTGAGCATTTCGTCCAGGTCGGCGTCCGTTTGGAGCCTCATGTGCGCCACTTCGAGAGCGGCGCGGTCTGGAACGATGCGGAGCATGTCAGTACATGCGCAGCTTGTAGGCCCGGCGAATCGCCTCCAGGCGGCGCAGGCCAGTGAATCGGTAGTAGCGGTAGAGAGCGAAGAAACCCATGTCATTCCCTTTCTCGGCGTCCGAGGTACGCTGTGGCAAAATGGTTAATTTCACAACTTAGGAGCTTCGATGCCGCATCCAGATATCTCCAAGGTCGACATGGCCACCCTGACCGTTGTCCAGGAAGTCCTGCGAGGCTTCATGAATGCTCTGATTTCAAGCGAATCAGCCGACCCGAGCAAGCTGGCAAAAGCGCTTGAGGAATTCACTGCCCCCCCGGGGCTGGAGCCGATTTCGAAGACGATGCTTCTTGATCTTGCGAAAGGAGCTTCGATCCTGGCTCAGATGCGGAACTCGAAAGGGTGAAAAGCTTTTGATTGCGCCAGGCTGCCAGGTCATGGGGCTGGGCTGGCTTTGCCGGCGCCTGCAATAGGCTCCAGAGGGATTCGTCCAGTTCCCGCTCCCCGATGACTTCCATCGCGCCGGACATCTTGGCGATGAAGGAGTGCAGGCGGTCATCGACGCAGGTTGGCTCGGCCTGGATGGCCTCGCGAGCACAGCGGAGGATCGTGTCGCGCAGTTTGGCGGCGGTCGTCATCACTGCACCTCGCAGCTGGTGACGGTGATGCCGCAGGGCACATCGGCAAAGCGTTCAGCAGCGTCTTCTGCAGCCTGAGCGGCCGACGCAGCGAGGGCGGGGTAGACGTAAGGCTTGCCGCCGGTGCGGACAGTAATCTGGAAGGTGCTCATCATCGCTCCGAAAGGGTTGATGAGAGTCATTATAGCGCTTCGCTAAAGTCTGTAAAGCGTTATTTGTAGCGATGCGCTAAATATTGCTGTTGGTATGACTGAAATGTAGGTGATGAAGACAAAAAAATACCCGCATAAACGGGTAGATTTAGCGGCGCTATACTTCAGAGCGATTCAAGTGCTGAGAACGCAGACAAGACTTGTTTGAGGTTAGCGCGCTCGCGAGTGGTGAGCTCGTGGTCATGAGTGCGGTCCCGGCCAATGAAGCGGATAGTCACCGACTTGGCAGTTGCAACTTTACTCAGCATTCGTTGCTCATCAGCCTCAGCTCGGAGATCAGCCACTTCCCATACGTGGCCTCCATCATTATCTCTCGTTATATGTTCTCGACCTATGGGTCTGTCGAAAACGAGGCTTCCGTCCGCGACAATTTTCACGTGCTTGAAGAGTACCCATCGTGAGCCGTAGTAGATCGGGCTGAAGCGGAGTGCTGCTGGGCCTTCAGCTGGCACCGCGATGTACGCTTTTAATCGACTGCTCGTCAAAGTGTTTGAGTCCGCCTGGTAGAAGTCGGCATTGGCAAACTTGTCGTACTTGCCTTTGAGAGACTTGGTCGCGGCTGCAATGATAGCTTTGCGTTCGGGGGGCGCAATTTTTTTAGCGGGCGCCGGAAGCGTAGTCTCAGCGGCAGCCGGCTTGAGAGCCGGCTGTGGCAGAGTGGAATACACGCAACCGATCACGATAACGCCCAGGAACACCCATCTTCCAATTCCCATTTCGCTCCCACTTTAGTTTGCACGTTGAGCTATGTCGCAGTTAGCCAGCGTGGACCTATAGTCCGCCAGTGCCGCTTCGGTCGCGGACGCGGCCGATAACCGTGATGTGCTCGTTTGCCAGATCAGCCGGCACTTCCTCGTCCTTATAGGCAGGATTCACACTTCGCAAAACCAGAGTGCCGTCGAGTCGCTTACTTAAATACTTCACGCGCAACTGATCGCCGTACCGGAGTGCGTACAGTCGTCCGTCAATCACATCGATCTCGTCCAGGTTGACAAGGATGGTATCTCTGTCGAATAAAAATGGCTCTTGACTGTCCCCTGCGACTCTGAAGCGGCGCACACGATCAGGATTGAGTCCGTGCTTCTGGAACCATGACCGACGGTAGGTTGCCGGTTCAGCATCTTCAACTAGCTCGTAATGAATTTTCCCGTCTCCACCAGCAAACTCGATTCTTGACTCAGGCACAAGGACAATATCGTCAGGCACACCGTCCTCAGCATCAAACGCAGCGACCGTCGAATTGTTGAACGGAAGCTGTCTTTCGTTGGTGCGTCTGTCGACCGAAACTAGATTGTCTGGGGGCTCAACGCCTGATTCTGCCGGGCGGATGTGATCCACATGCAAGGTATCGATCCACCCATTCGGCTCTCCAATTGCAGCCTCTATGCGCCGCGCGATGTCGTCACCCATAGTCTTCGGGGTGCCGGATTTGCTGTCGGGCGTTCGATTCTTGATCTGACTCAAGTAGGCAGGCGATGTTCTTGCCACTTCGGCAAGTTTGGCGGCGGACCCAACGCGCTTGATTGCAAGCTCAAGGTTGAGTCTTCGAACTTCGTCATTAGTTTGCATCCGCGCATTAAATAGCAAAACGCTATATTTGGAAATATGCGATTCGCTATTGCATTTGTTTAGCGAATCGCTATAATTGGTCGCTATGGACATCAAAACTTACCTTTCTCAAGGACGCGGCCGACAGGCGGCTTTAGCTAAAGCGATTGGGGCACACGCCCCTGATGTCAGCCGCTGGGCAAGAGGAAAACGTCCTATTCCTGTTGAATACGGAGCACGCATCGAAACCGCTACCGGGGGACAGGTCACACGTAAGGAAATGTTCCCTGACGGGTGGGCTGTGATCTGGCCGGAGCTTTTAGACCGACCAGTAGGACAGCAAAAAAACGGCCGTTAAAGCTGTAGTCCCCACACGACCCGGCCACCGACCTTCCTGGCCGAAAGGGTAAGCAAGCGCCCTGACCGAACAAACAAGGTCACCTGAATTACTGGAGCAATTCGTTTGCGCTCCCACCGGAGCCTCGACAGCAAGCGTGACTTTCGTGCGCGTTGAGAATTGCCCATAGGAAATTTAATTACGGAATTAGTTTGATGCAGGAAATGTATCGCACTGGTCCAAACAGCAATACCCAAGGAATGGAAGGAAAGACCGTGGAAATGTTGAACGCCTACCAAGACATGATCAAGGTGCACGGCTGGAACGGTACCGCAGCGACGCTCGGCATGACGAAGTCGCAGTTGGAGGCCCGCGTGTACGAAGTGAAAGGGCAAGGCATGCGCGTCGACACCGCGCTGCTGATCCAGTCCTACGCAGGCACCACCCACTTTGCCCAGGCCGTGGCTGCCGCATCCGGCGGCGTGTTCATGGAACTGCCGCAGGCTGAGTGCGTGACCGGCGAAGAACTTCACGCTAAGTTCCACGAGCTGTATTCCGAACTGGGCGCCCTGTCGGCCACCTACACCAACGCGGTGAGGGACGGCGAGATCGATGCGCGAGAGCGCAACGACCTGGAGGACATCGGCCAGCAGATGCACAAGACCATGGCCGAACTAATGGCCCTCATGTTCCAGATCTACTGCCGCCAGCCGGCGGCTGCAATCGAAGCACCTGGTCATGGCCGCTGACTCGAATCCGACCCTCGACCGCATCGTGACCGACTCTTCCCGCCGCACCCACCGCGACCTGTGGCCGGTGCCTGTTCGGGCGCCGGTGGACAAGGTCCGCGTCCTCGCGCACCTGACCGCCCAGCTGGCCGCACTGCAGAACGATGAGGTGGCCAATGTCGGCGCTTGATCCCAGCGTGATCCCGGCAGAACTCGCCAATCGGTCCCAATGGCTGGTGTGGAAGTTCGAACCGGGCGAGAAAAAGCCGAAGAAGATGCCGTACTACGCATCCGGCCGGCGCCGTACCGGCAAGCAGGGGAGCGACGAAGACCGTAGCGAGCTGGTCTCGCTGTCGGCCGCCATGGCGCGCCTCGACGCTGGCTACTCCGGCATCGGCTTTGCCTTCCTTCCTGGCGACGGCCTCATCGGTATTGATATCGACGGCTGCATCGACGAAGAGGGGGCCGTTGCTCAGCGCGCGGCGGACATCATCAAGGCCTGCGGTTCCTACACCGAGTACTCCCCTTCGCGTAAGGGTGTGCACATCATCGTGTCCGGCGAGACCAGGACCTTCAAGTCGAACGACATCGGCCTCGAGGTTTTCTGTGGTGCGCAATTTTTCACCTTCACCGCTTCACCTTTCCCCGGCACCCCTGACCAGGTCGCGCCGATCGATGCCCGTGTTCTCAACCGCCTGCAGCTGACTGTACAGCAGGCGAAGGGCGCCAATCCTGCGCGCGCACAACTGCCGCCGCCAGCTGGTACCGATGAGCGAGCCAAGCTTGATTCCGCGCTGGCATGCATCAATCCGGACTGCGGGTACGACGACTGGATCCGCGTCGGCATGGGCATCTACGCAGCCCTTGGTCCAAGCGGCTTGGCGGTGTGGGATTATTGGTCGTCGCGCTCGTCCAAGTATGCAGGCGTCAAGGACCTCGAAGGACATTGGAAGTCGTTCGGCGGTGACGGCGGCATCACGGTCGCCACGGTCTACAAGATGGCCGTCGACGCTGGCTGGCGGCCGCCGCGCACGCCCGGTTCCTACAATGCGCCGATGCCGGCCGCACAAGCCGCCCGGGAGGTCCCTGCCTACTTGGACGAAGTGCCGCCACCTTCCGTGCCTTCCGCTGTGCCGGAAGCGCCTGCGATGGTCGTGCCGACGCTCGAGGTGCTGCTGTCGCACTTCAGCCTGATCTATCCGACCACGGACGTATGGGACAGCCTGCGCAAGCAGCGCCTGAAGAAGTCCGCCTTCACCGCCTGGGTCGGCAAGGAGCTGGCCGCCACCTGGGAGAAGGACTCTAAGCGCCGCACGATCATGCGCGACTCCCTGCCCACCCTCATCGGGGGGAAAGCGGTCGAGGGCGGCGCGGGCGGCGGCAAGCTGGGCGAGATGCTCGACAACCTGACGCTGCTGCGCGGCACCGAAACGGTATGGGACGGGATCGGCCAGCAGGTCATGACGCTGGGCGCTGTGCGCGCCGACTACACGGCCGAGCTGACCTCGAAGTGGCAGGAGCATGCGCAGCGCAAGACGATCGAGGCCCGCAACCTGGTGTTCGATCCGACCCAGACCGCGGACCCGGTCAGCCACGTAAACATCTTCCTTGGCTGGCCGCTGTCGCCGAAAGAGAACGCAAAGCTGGTCGAGCCGATCCTCGCGCTCCTTGCATCGCTGTGCGACGCCGAAGACAAGGTCGCCGAATGCGTCGAGTGGATCCTGCGCTGGCTGGCCTATCCCCTCCAGCACCCGGGCGCCAAGATGCAGACCGCGCTGCTGATGTTCGGCGAGAAGCAGGGTACCGGCAAGTCCCTGTTCTTCCAGGACGTGATGCTGCCGATCTACGGCGACTACGGCACGGTGGCCAGCCAACACCAGCTGGACTCCAGCTTCACGGCCTGGCGCAGCCGCAAGCTGTTCGTCCTCTTCGAAGAGGTGCTCTCGCGCGATGACAAGTACAGCCACAACGGCACGCTCAAGTACATGATCACCGGCAAGACCATGAGCATCAACCAGAAGAACCTGCCGGAGCGGGACGAGCGCAACCACATGAACTCGGCCTTCCTGTCGAACGAACCGCAGCCGATCCCGATCGAGCTGGAAGACCGGCGCTTCATGGTGATCGAGGCCAGGCGCAAGCAGGACCCGGACTTCTATGCCGAGGTGCAGCGGTCCATCGTGGCCGGCGGCATCGAGGCCTTTTACCACTTCCTGCTGAACCTGCCGCTGGACGACTTCAACGAGCACACCAAGCCGCCGATGACGCTGGCCAAGGAGCGCGTGATCGAGTTCGGCCTGGCCGGCTGGATGAGCTTCCACCGCGCGTGGAAGGATGGGTACCTGGATGCGCCGTACTGCTCCTGCCTGTCGGAGGACCTGTACATCATCTACAAGCGGTGGTGCGACAAGAGCGGGGAGAAGCCGCTGACGCTGTGCAAGTTCGCCGGCCTGATCGCCAGTCGTGAGCACAAGGCAAAGAAGAGCGTGGCTGTCGAGAGCAAGCACAAGAAGACGCGCATGGTCTTCGTGGTCGAGAACCCGGACCACCCGGAAGACCTGGAAGCACAGATCGCGAAGTTCAGGAAGCTGAGTGACGTTCGTGCGGACCGGGCGTTGCAGGGTTGAGCAGGGTTGCATGTAAACCCTGCAAGGCTGGAAGCTGCATGGATAGTGGGTTCTAGCAGGGTATGCAGGGTTTGCCGGGTTTTGCGCACGTATGCGCGAAATGCAGTGGTTCTGATGTGGGTATTTTTTTTACGCCCACATTAAAAACAACCCTGCATCCCTGCACACCCTGCCAAGAAGCGGTATCCATGCGGGTTACAGAGTTGCAGGGTTTGAGAAATAGGCTGCAAAGCCTGCCAAATGAGGAGAGCAGTATGCGGATGAGCATCAAGTCGAACTTCCCGGCCATGGCCGACAGGATCAGCGAGCTGGGCCGGCAAGGCCCGTTCGTCGCAGCCGTAGCCTTGACCCGCACCGCGCAGGACGTCCAGGCCGCGATCAAGGATGAGATGCGCACTTCGTTCGACCGCCCGACCGCTTACGCCCTGAACGGCATGTTCCTCAAGCGTGCGACGAAGACCGACCTCGAGGCGCGCGTCTGGGTGAAGGACAACCCATTCGGCAAGGGCGTGCCGGCCGACCGCTTCCTGGGTCCACAGATCTTCGGCGGCGAACGCCGGCACAAGGGTTCGGAGCGCCTGCTCCAGGCTGCCGGCCTGATGCCACAAGGCTCGTACCTGGTGCCGGCGGCGGGCGCCCAGCTGGACGGCAACGGCAACATCCGCCGCGGCCAGCTCAGGCAGATCCTGTCCCAGCTGAAGGTGCAGGGCGGGGCCGGCCACGAGTCGCGCGCCACCGGCAGCCAGCGCTCGAACCGCACGATCGCGCGCCAGGGCGTGACCTACTTTGCCCTGCCGAACGGTAACCGCGGCCTGCTGCCTGGCGTGTACCTGAAGCGGCGCTTCGGCCACGGCAGCGCGATCCGCCCGGTGTTCATCTTCGTGTCCAAGGTTGAGTACCAGACCCGCCTGAAGTTCCACGAGGTCGGCCAGGCCACGGTGGCCACGCGCTTCCCGGTCCACTTCGAAAGCGAGCTGGCGAAGGCGATGCGAACGGCGCGCCTCTGACGGCGGCGGGCGACACCCCCCCCCCGGGTCTAGGTTCTTCCCAGCCTATAGCAGGCAAGGGTAATTCAGGCCCCGTCAACGCACTAGCGGAACCCGAAAACATTTCCTGACAAACATCCTGACAACGTACCGAAACACATGCCGAACCTGACAACCATTGCCGAGTGGGCCAAGACCGTGGGGATCTCGCGCCAGTCCGCATACGATGCGGTCAAGCGCTGCGAGATCCCGGTCACCGATGGCAAGGTCGACCCGGACTACGCGTCGCACCTGTACGCAAAGAACACCCGCCAGCGCGCGAACGGCAACCGTCCTGACCCTCTGGCACATGGGGCGCAGCCCTCGGCCGCGGCGGGCGCGGGAGGTGCAGGAGGTCCGGAGTCGCCGGCGAAGGTGCCGGGGTACGATTCGAGCCGCGCGCGGAGGGAGGCGGCGGAGGCGACGCTCGCCGAGCTCAAGCTGGCGGAGCAGGCCGGCCAGTTCCTGGTCAAGGCCGACGTCGATGCCGCCGTGTTCGAAGCGGCCAGGGCGCTGCGCGACGGCCTGATGAACTGCGCGCGTCGCATCGCCGCGGACGTGGCGGCCTTGGCCACGGCTGACGAATGCGAGGCGGTGATCGAGCGCGAACACCGCCTGCTGCTCGAAAGCCTGGCGCACAGCTTCAACGAGAAGCTGGCCGCCCAGGTGGAAGGCGCGTTCGAATGATCGGCTTCGCATCAGCTGCTGCCGTTGTGTGCTTGGCCATGGCGCGCGGCCTGGCGCCCGATCCGAACATGACGGTCGACGCATGGGCCGACGAGTACATGATCATCCCGAAAGAGTCGGGGGCAAACGAATCGGGCAAGTACCGCACCAGCCGTACGCCTCACGCGCGCCTCCCTATGCAGGCGCTGTCGGACAATCATCCCTGCAAGACCGTCGCCCTGATGGGCGCCTCGCAGATGCTCAAGACCCAGGTGGGCCTGAACTGGTTCTGCGCGAGCGTACACCAGTCGCCGGCGAACTTCCTATGGATCCTCCCGACCGGCAAGCTGGCCAAGCGTACCAGTGCGCGGGTGAGCAAGACAATCGCCGCGGTACCGGAGGTGCGCGAGCGGGTTGCCGCACCGCGCTCGCGCGATTCCGTCAACACCCTCGACACCAAGGAATACATCGGCGGATCCCTGCACATTGTCACCGCCGGCGCTGCTGCCAACCTGTCCGAGATCCCGGCACGCCGGGTGCTGTTCGACGAGGTCGACCGTGCCGAGGCCAACGTCAATGGCGAGGGCGATCCAGTCGCTTTGGCCAAGGCCCGCCAGACCACCTTCGAGCGCAACCGCAAGAGCTATTTCCCCAGCTCACCCACGGTCACCGGCCAGTCGATCATCGAGAGCCTGTTCAAGCAGGGTACCCAGCAGGAGGCGCTGGCCGAGTGCGTGCATTGCGGCCACGCCCAGCCGCTGGTCTTCGAGCGCCTCGACCAGGACGACGAGGGCCGGGCCGTCTACCCGTGCGCCGATTGCGGCGGCGTCATGTACGAGACCGACAAGAACCGCATGTTCGCGCGCGGCCTGTGGTCGGACGGCGTGCCCGGTGATGGCGAGACGGTCAGCTTCACGATCAACGCGATGTTCGCGCCCTACGGCTGGCTGCCGTGGATTGCCCTGCTGCGCGAATACCGCGCAGCCCGCGCCAAGCTGGATGAGGGCAGCGAGGAGCTGATGATCACGTTCTACAACACGCGCCTGGCGCGCTGCTGGGAGCGCAAGAAGGAACAGACCAAGGCGACCGAGCTGCAAGCGCGCGCCGAGGATTACAAGATGGGCACGGTGCCGAAGGGTGGCCTGATCCTCACCGCCACCGTCGATACCCAGCCCGACCGCTTCGAGCTGAAGGTGCTGGCCTGGGGCGAGGGCATGGAGGTGTGGGTGGTCGACTACCAGGTGATCGACGGCTCGCCGTCCGACCAGACCACCCAGGACAAGCTGGACCAGGCGCTGCTCCAGCGCTACAAACACGCGGGCGGACGCATGCTGCCGATCGGTGCTGCCTTCATCGACTCGGGCGGCGCCAACACCCACGACGTGTACAACTTCACGCGTACCCGTCAACACCGCAACATCTACGCGATCAAGGGCCACTCGACCCCGAACAAACCGATCCTCGGCACGAAGCCCACGCTCGTCGATGTCAACTGGCAGGGCAAGACCGTGCCGCATGGCGTCAAGCTCTGGATGATCGGTACCGACACGGCAAAGGATTACCTGGCTGCCCGTTACCACCTCCCCAGCGGCCCGGGCGCCATCCACTTCCCATCCGACCTACCGACCGAGTACTACGAGCAGCTGACCGCCGAGTACTGCGTGGCCGTGTTCAAGGGCGGGCGCAAGGTTCGGGTCTGGGAAAAGAAAAAGGCCGACCGCAACGAGGCGGGCGACCTGATGGTCTACGGCGTCGCTTGCGCGCAATACCTTGGTCTGCACAAAAAAACAGCAGCGCAGTGGAAGCTCGTGCGCGACTTCGTCGACCCTGACACCCCCGACCTGTTCGAGCAGCCGCCTGCACAGGCAGCAGACAGCCCGGCGACCACCGCCGCCTCACCCGCAGTGCCACCACAAGTAGAACAAACGAGACCCGCACAATGGCAGCCATCGACGAAACCTGTATCGACCTCCAGCATGCCGCGCCGACCAGTCGGGAGGCAGTGGTGAGCAGCGAGGTACTGGATGACCCCGACCTGGTCGATGCCATCTTCGCATTCATCGAAACTGAGTTTCCGGACCTGGCGCCCCGCACGGCCCTGCTGAAAGAGGAGGTGCGGCGCGAGTTCAGTGGGATCGAGATCTATATTCCGCGCCGGTCGACCGCCGAGCGTGCGCGGATCACTGCAGAGGTGCTGCGCGTGTTCAACGGCCGCAACGCAGCGGAGGTGGCGCGGCGGCTCGGGATCGGGCGGGCTACCGTGTACCGGATCATCAAGCAAGAGGGCGGCAAGAAATAATGGGTATCCGGATTAATCTGTGGAACGGTTGAGCTCTAAAGCCCATTAGCTGTGTGGAAACGTGAGTTACAGCTGTGGCATGCGACTACTAGATTCAACATGTCGAACTTGCGTGAGGTGTCCTTCGGTAAGAAGTGGTCCAACGTCAGTCCATCCAACTCGTTCTTGTAGAAAAGCCCCTCGCAGTACGCACAACGGGTCATCGGCTCGTCGACCACTGGCGCCGCAGCTGCTCTCTGGGCGCGTAGCTGGCGAGCTGATGGCTTTCTGTCGTTGAACAAGATGCGGGCCCGGATTACTTCGAACGAGTAACCACGACCCATCCTGTTCGCCACCTTGGCTACCCCGTTGAGACTCTCGGTGTATGCGTTCGTGATTGGATGGTCGAAGTAATTCAGAATCTCCTTGCGCCAGTTCTTCATAGCCCTGGTCAACTCGTGGAAGTCAGCCTTCAGACTGTCTGGCACGTCACCTGCGAAGCTGTCGTAATCCGCGATAGCCTCAGCCTTGGGCTTGTCGTAGATGTTAAACAGCCGCTCCTTGAGGCGATAGGCAGCCGCCATGTCGGGCTCGTTATCCAGCCACATGTCGAGGTTGAATCGCTGCTTCTCGCCCAGGTCACGATGACGCATGCGGATGAGGGCCTTACTGCGCTTCCATGCCAGGTTGACCTTCTGGCCCTGCGCCTTGCCCAGCCTAATCCTGGCCCGCTCGACGCTTGAGTTGGCCATCTTGACGACGTGGAACTTGTCGATAACCACTGGCAGGTTTGGAAAGAGTTCGCGGGCGATGTCGCGGTACGGCGCCCACATGTCGATTGCCAGGCCCTTTACGTGGCTACGGTCGCGGAACTGACCGAACCAACGCCGCAGCGTCTGCTTGTCGCGGTCCGGCAGCATGTCTACCGGCTTCCTTGCCGCGACATCAGTGATGATGGCTCGCATGACCTTGTTCAAGTGCGTCTCATCCAACCCAATCCATTCGGGTAGATAAGGCTTGTAGCCGTCGTCTTTAACCTCGATGTATTCGTTGGCCACGTTGCGGACCGTCTTCTCGTCACAGCCAAGGTGCTCACAAACGCGCTGGAAGGTGTCGCGCAGGCTTTGCTGCTGAATGTACTCCAGGGCCCGGACCGTCATTCTGCGCGCCGCGTCGATGCTTCCTAGAGGCTGAAGGAATGTGCCACTGCAGTCCCGGCACTTGTAACGGCGCACCTTGGCCACCAGGCGGGAAGGCTTGCCGTACATTGGGCAGTCGAGGTACGTAGTGCTGGTAGTGCCGTGCTTGTACAGATTGCCAACGACCCCGCATTTCAGGCAGAAGTCAGGGTCGATGGTGTATTCCACATGAAGCTCAGTGCCGAGGGCATCTTGGCGTTTGTCGATGCAACGCCAGTCAGGCAAGTTAAGTATGTCCGTCATGCAACAATTATCGCGTTACACCTGACTTGCGGGCTGAATAGGCGCGTACTCACCCATGCAGGTAAGTCTACATTTGTCGCTGTTTATGCTTGCCATGCCGTTCTGCATTGACCTCCGCAACGCGTCTGGCATCTGGTTTAGGACTTGCCAGTTTTTTTCGTTCTGACAATAATCACACTTGCTGTGCGTGTACCCAAGGCAATATGCGTTCATGCGGCACTGCCGGCGCCAAACTCAGCCTCAATATCCGCAGCGAGCTGGGGGTGAGTCGACGAGCACGATGCCGCGTACGCTCGCATTGCTGCCTTAGCATTTTTGTCATGGCTTAAGTCGAGTACGAAATAGCGACACCCGTAATGCTTGCCTCCTGGGCGGTCGGTACCGTCAAGCCTGCGAACGTCAAACTTGCGGAACATCCCTTGGTCCTCAGCACCCTTCATTTGGTCGCGCTCAGGAATGTCTTTAACAGACCGCAAGGCAGCGCGAGCATACCGGCGCGCATCCTCTTGCTTATTACTGTTGCCACCCTCGACCCATGGGTAAGCGTCGGAGCCATCAAACGAACGGTAGATAGCTTTTGCTGCCACCTCGGTAGCTCTACGCTCGTCAGTCCCACTAACTTCTTCAAATCGGTTCGTAGCAGTCCGACCAAGCTGGCCGGCTTGCATGAGTTCGTCGCGGTAGTCCATCGCACACCTCCATTCCACAAATTAATCCGGAATTTGAGTATACCCCGAACTCATCCATTCCACAAACTAATCCGGAGAGCCGAAATAATGTCTCAGTTTTCCGAGAAGTGAGACAGGGCAGTCGCTACCCTTGGCGGCATGGCCCTCTCTCAATCTGACCTCGACGCGCTCGACTCCGCAATCGCCTCTGGCACGTTGTCAGTGGAATTCAACGGGCGCAAAGTTACTTACCAGTCGACCGCGGCGCTCATCACCGCGCGCAACCACGTTGCGACTGTCGTCAACAGTGCCGGCCGCAACCGCGGCCCCGCTGTCTTCAAATTCAATTTCACCACGTCGAGGGGCGACTGATGCCAAACCTGCTCGACCGGATCGTCGGCTGGGTCAATCCCCATGCCGGCATCGCCCGACACTTCGCCCGCCAGCAGTTGGCCCGCGCCTACGAGGCGGCCAGCCCGCGCGACACCTGGCGCCCACGCCGCGCCGGGGCCAGCGCGAATGCGGACCACCAGGCCGACGCCAGGACGCTGCGGGTCAAGGCCCGCGCCCTGGTGCAGAACGTTCCATACTGCCGTGCGGCCCTGGATGGCCTGTCATCGGCAACTGTGGGCACGGGCATCGTCCCGCGTGCAACCGGCCAGGAAAAGGAAAAGATCAACAAGCTGTTCGCCGAGTGGAACAGGGTGTGCGACGCAGATGGCCGGTACGACTACTACGGCATGGTGAAGGCGGCCTACGCTGCCATGGAGCAGGACGGCGAGGTGCTGGTGCGTCTGCGTCCGCGTCGCCCGAGCGACAATCTCCCCGTTCCGCTGCAGCTGCAGCTGCTCGAAATCGACTGGCTGGACGACTCGCGCACTGGCACCAATGGCACCAATGGCGGCAACCAGATCATCAACGGGATTGAGTACGACGCCCTCGGGGCGGTAGCAGCCTACTACCTGTGGGACCAGCACCCTGGCGACACGGGCACCTTACGTGGCCGCAAGACCCAGAGCACGCGCGTGCCGGCCCAGTTCATCATCCACCTTTACAACCCGGAGCGGCCCGGCCAGGGCCGCGGCTTCACCCGCTTCGCGCCGGTGATCGCGCGCGTGCGCGACCTGCAGCTGTACGAAGATGCCGAGCTGGCGCGCAAGAACCTCGAGACCCGCCTCAGCGTGCTGGCCAGCGGTGACACGGCCGGCATGGAAAACCCGGCATCGCTCGGCGGCGCGGGGGGCGAGCAGGGCGGTGGCGCGCGCGACCTGGGCGACCTGGGCGCTGGCGGCATCGTCGGCATGCCGCCCGGGATGAGTTTTACCGTCATCGAGCCGAAGGCCGCGCCAGGCTACGTCGAGTACGTGAAATACCAGATGCACATCTTCGCCACCGGCGTGGGTGTCCCCTATGAGACGGTGACCGGCGACATGACCGGGGTGAACTTCAGCAGCGCTCGTGTGCGCCTGCTGGACTTCCGCCGCGCCGTCCAGCAGATGCAATGGCTCGTGCTGGTCCCGAAGCTGCTGATCCCCGTGCACGAAGCGTTTGTCGAGGCTGCCTACCTGGGCGGAAAGATCCGCGGGCGGGACATGTCCGTCGACTTCAGCCCCCCGAAGTGGGACTACGTGAATCCCGAGCAGGACGTGAAGGCCGACCTGGCCGAGATCGGCGGCGGCCTAGCGAGCTTCAGCGAAAAGCTGCGTCAGCGTGGCTACGACCCGGACGTCGTTTTCAATGAACTCAAGGACGACATCGAGAAGTTCCGCCAGATGGGCATCCTTGATGTGCTGCTGTTCCTCCAGCGAGGGAATCTGCCTACTCAGGCTGGCGGCACTGACAAGGCCAGCACAGCCTGATTCGTGCAGGTCCGCAAATTCGTGTTCGAATAAACCAAAGAGAAAACCATGCTTACACTGAAAGCACTTCACGATTTCGCCGAGCAGGTGTTGCGCGCTGAAGCGATGATCCGCGTCGAGTGCGAAGTGGGTGTATAAATGCCGCAACTTTCTGTATCTGTAGTCGCCGGGGTAAGCTCCGACCTGAGCGCTCTCGGCACGCAAGACTGGCTTATCTACCCGAACACGCTGACGCCCGCTCGCAAGGCGAGCGGTGGCGGCAAAATCGTGGTGGGCAGGGTCGGCACTTCGACTGACACCGCCTACAACAGCACCACCGGACGCATGCTCTCGTGGAGCGACGGCGCGCCTACCGCATCCGGCACGAGCGGCGGCGGCATCTACGCCCTCAATGGAACCACCTTGCAGGTTGGTTCCGGCTACTCCTTCAAGGTTCCGGCCGACACAAACGTTCGCACGTTGAAACTGTTCGTTGGCGGTTACAACTGCCGCGCCAATGTCACCGCCACCCTGTCGGATGGGTCCGCCACGGCCGCACCAGTGGCGCACGGTTCGGCAGGCAACTGCGACGCGACCATTGTGTTTCAGGCAGGCGTGGACAACGCTGAACTGACCGTCACTGTTACTGTCAGCACCCCGACAACCAACTGTAACATCAGCGCCTCGGGCGCGAGTCTGAGCGGCCCGGCCTACGGCGGAGGCGGCGGCAATACCGAAACGCCGCCGCCAGTCAACAACGCCCCGACTTTCACCGGGTCCATCGCCAACATCAGCGGCACTGCGGGAAACGCGATTACGTCGGTCAGCGTGGCATCGGCATTCAGCGATACCGACGCGCTGACCTACTCGGCCAGCCCAGGCGGTACCGCGTGGCCTTCCGGCTTGAGCATCAACAGCGAAACCGGCGTCATCAGCGGCACGGTAGCGAGCGCCGGCACGACTGAGGACATCAAGGTGCGCGCCACCGACACGGTTGGCCAGTACGCAGATTCCAACGCCTTCGATGTCGTGATCGCAGCCGCATCGAACGTGTCGATCCCGCACAACGACCCGGCTGTGTACTGGTCGCCGAACTGGGATGACTACGGCACGCGCAAGGAGGCGGTAGCAGCCGGCGCCTATGTTCGCTTTGCTTTCAGCGGCGTGACCGAAGTCAGCGTCAACGTGGACGTGTCTGCCCTGGTCGCGGCTGGCGTGGCGGCGGCGGACTATCCGATTGTCACGACCTTGATCGACGGCTATGTGTTCAACGATTTCCAGCTTAACAGCGGCACGACCACGGTCACCCGCAACGGCTTGAGCACCGGCTCACATACGCTGGAAGTGCAGCTGCGCGCCATCGGCACCAGTGTGCCGGAGTGGACGAATCCCGCAGGGCTGCGTATCACCGGCTTCAGCTTGCCGAACGGAGGCTCCTACTCGGCCGCCGCCACGCGTCCGCTACTGGGCGAGTTCCATGGGGATTCGATCCTTGAAGGCTGGGTGGGAACCTCCACCTCGGGCAACTTCGCACGCAACACGATTGCACCGATGATCGCCAAGGCGCTGGACGCCGAGTATGGACACTTCGGCTTCAGCGGGCAGGGCTACGGTCAGGCATCGAACGGTCGCCCGGCAGTCACCGAGGCGCTGATGTTCTTCTCTGAGGGGCGCTCCCGCCTGGTGAACGGCAAGTTCGCACCCCCGCGTGATTTCCACTTCATCGAGCACGGCACCAACGGAACGACCACGCAGGCGATGGTTGAGAGCGTGATCGAGCAGTTCCGCGCGGCCGATCCGGCTGCATGGATTTTCGTGGCCGTGCCTGCCAGCGGGAAGGCGCGCTCGGCGATCGCGGCGGCAGTCGCGGCGCGCAGCAGCGATGCGAAAGTCAAGTTGCTCGACCTGGGCGCCGGGTATCAGGCTGGCATCAGTGGCAGCGGCAACACGACGGGCGGTAGCAACCTGTATGCCTCCGACGCCGTGCACCGCAATCTGCTCAGTAATGCCATGGTGGCCGCAGGCTTCACCGCCAAGATGCAGGCCTTGATGGCAGGCGTCGCGCAGCCGGTGCTGAGCAACCGCACGGTAACGCTCACGCTTGCCACTGGCATGGACGCGAACAGCCAGCCCATTCCAGCAGCGAACCTAGCTGGCTTGAAGGTTGCCTTCTACGACGAGCCGACACCGGACCTGCATACCGCGCCGCGCTTCAGAGCCGCAAACGTGACGACCAATGCTTCGGGCGTGATGACGCTCGCCGTGCAGTCTACCCTTGCGGCCGGCAGTTCAGGTTCTGTGGTCGTGCAGATGGCCGACGGGCGCAACTTGTTCCGCACAGTGACGGTGGCGTAAATGACTGCCTATCTACACCCGGCGAGCATCGGCGGGCGGGCGTATTTGGCTCCTGCAGAGGTGCCGGTAGTGATCGAACTACCTCCCCAGAACGGCCTCTCCATATCAAAAGTATCAGCGCAGCGAGTGGTTGTGTTCGAGGGCAGTGGAACGCGGCTAGTTATTTTCGAAGGTAGCGGAAGCAGAATAAGGTTTGATCAGATGAGTGCAAAAGAAGCCTATAAGGTCGGCAACAAATGGATGGTCGATCGGGATCCCGACGAGGAGAGCTACTATGCGGCTGACATCACGCAGGAGCTGCACGACCGTAACACCACTGCGGTGCCGAATGAGCTTGTTCTGGTCCTGACAGGGGTTACGCAGCTTGAAGAACCAGTGATTGAGGTGGCGACAATCAACGGTGTGCAACGCACCTTTGTCGTAGCGTTCCTGGGTGGCATTGAGGGTAATCCTCCGCCCGACTGGAAGTGGACGGCGCGTGTCCGCTGCGCGAATGGCGAACGCTTCGACAAGACTACGTATTTCAATAGGGACGACACCTGATGATCCGCATTGCCGACAACCCGTCAGTGCGCGCGCTGTTGGCTAGGGAGGCCACAGTGCAGCAGCCGCCCGAGCTGCCAACCATGGGCGCCGAAAATTCAGTTGTTGAACCTGCTCCTGGCTACCCAGCCAAAAGCCTCACGATCGTGGATGGCAAGTATCGAGCTGTAGACCTCGAAAAGTAGGCATGTAAAAACTGTCTCAGTTTTCCGAGAATTGAGACAGCGCAATGAGCAGAATGGGCTGCATGACGACGCCTACTGCTCAAACCACCACCAGCCGCTCGCCTCAGGACGGCACCGGCAACATGCCGGTACTGACTCGCGCAGCCGTACTGGAGCCTTCGACGTTCGACGAAGCGGCCAACACCATCGAATGCGTGTGGACCAACACCGGCGCGCTTGTGCGTCGCTACGACTGGTACCGCGACACCTACTTCGACGAAGAGCTCGTCGTCACGCCTGAAGCGGTCGACATGTCGCGCTTCGATGCCGGCGTGGTCCAGGTGATCGACAATCACCAGATCTATCGCGGCACCGACTCGATCATGGGCGTCGCCACCAAGGGCAGCATCCAGAGCGGTCAGGGACTGGCCACACTCCGCCTGTCGAGCCGCCCTGAAATGGCCGGCAAGGTTTCGGACATCAAGGCTGGCGTCATCCGCTCGATCAGCTTCGGTTACGTCGTGCGCAAGTATGAGATCACGCCAGCCATCGACCGCACCGATGGCGGCACCGTGCCGCTGTACCGCGCCATCGACTGGCAGCCATACGAAATCAGTTTTGTAACCGTCCCGGCCGACGCCAACGCAAGCACGCGCGAGCAGCCAGCTGGCGGTACGCCATGCGAGTTCATTACCCGGGCGCCCGCCCATTCCGTTCCATCCAACCAGGAAGACAACATGCCAACTGCTACCCAATCGGGCGCCCAGAACCCTGCGCCTATCGACGCCACCCGTTCGGGTGCTGCACCGGCCCCGGCCGCCGCGTCGGCACCAGCTGCCGCACCGGCCGCCGACGATGCAGCCACCCGTGCAGCGCAGGAAGCCGCCACGCGCGCTGCCGACATCACTGAACTGTGCGAGCGCCACGGCGTCACCAACCTGGCCGCCGGCCTGATCCGCAGCGGCAACTCGGTCGACCAGGCGCGCGCCGCCGTGCTGGACGAATTGGCCCGCGACGACGCCGCCCGCGGCGGCCACAACAACGTCCGCATCCAGGTCGTCAGCGACGAACACCAAGTGCGCATGGCCGGCATCGAAGAAGCGATGATGCACCGCATCCATGCCGGCGCCCAGCTGACCGACAACGGTCGCCAGTATCGCGGTATGACCCTGCTCGAGGTCGGCCGCGATTTCCTGGAAGCGCGTGGCATCAACACCCGCGGCATGGACCGCCTGCGCCTCGCCACCGAGATCCTGACCTATCGCTCGGGCATGCACGGTACCAGCGACTTCGCCGCCCTGTTCGCGAACGTCGCCAACAAGCGCATGCGCGACGCCTACCAGGAAAACGTCGGTACCTACACCCAGTGGGCACGCCGCGCGCCGAACGCACCGGACTTCAAGAACATCAACCTCGCGCAGCTGTCGGGTGCGCCGGACCTGCTGCAGACCAACGAACACGGCGAGTTCAAGTACGGCACGATGAAGGACGGAGCCGTGTCGTATGCCCTGGTCACCTACGGCCGCATGGTCTCGCTGACCCGCCAGGCCATCATCAATGACGACCTGCGCGCCTTCGAGCGTCTGGTGACCGCCTTCGGCGCAAGCTCCAGCCGCCTGGAAAACCGCCTGGTGTACAGCCAGCTGACCGGCAACCCGATGATGGGCGACGGCGAAGTCCTGTTCCACGCCAGCCACGGCAACCTCGGCACCGGCGTCGGCTCGGCCCTGCAGCTGAACTCGCTCAAGGCCGGCCGCACCGCAATGCGTAAGCAAAAGGGCCTGGCCGGCGAAGAGCTGAACCTCGCGCCGAACTTCCTGATCGTGCCAGCCGCCCTGGAGCAGGACGCCTACCAGCTGACCAGCTCGAACTACGTGCCGGCAAAGCAGGGCGACGTGAACGAATTCCGTGCCGGCGGCCGTACCGCGGTCGAGCCGATCGTCGAGCCGATCCTCGACGGCATCAGCGAAACCGCCTGGTTCATGGCCAGCAACAACAGCCAGATCGACACCGTCGAGTACTGCTACCTGGACGGCGCCGAAGGCCCGGTCATCGAAAGCCAGACCGGCTTCGAAGTGGATGGCGTCACCTGGAAGTGCCGCCTGGACTTCGCCGCCAAGGCAGTCGACCACCGCGGCCTGTACAAGGGCAACGGCGCCTAAGCCGCGGCCTACAGGATCAACCGTCCAACGAACGATAGGAAGCAACTCGCATGAAAAACAAGATCCAGAAGGGCGATGTCATCGCCGTCATCGCACCGTATGCCGTGACGAGCGGCCAGGGCGTCAAGGTCGGCGCGCTGTTCGGCGTCGCCGCGGGCGATGCCGCGCAGGGTAGCCCGGTCGAGATCGACCGCACCGGCGTGTACGCGCTGGCCGCCGTCACCGCAGACACGGGCGCCGCGGGCGACAAGATGTACTGGGACGACACCGCCCGCAAGCTGACCAAGACCGCCACCAACAACACCCTGGTCGGCGCCCTGGCCGTGGCCAAGGGCGGCAGCGACACCACCGCCACCGTCCTGCTCGACGGCGCGATCCGCTAACCCGTCCCGCCATGTTCTTCGCCAACCTCGAAGCCGCGGCGAATGCCAACGTGCTGAACCACCTGGCCAATGTCCGGGTGGTAATCGCGGGCGCTACGGTACCGGGCATCTTCGAGCGTCCTTCGTCGGTGGCGAACCTCGGCGGCGGCGCGGCCGACACCAGTCCGACCCTCACCGTCGCCTCGAGCGCGGTAATGGCCGAGCCGATCAACCAGTTGGTCCACATCGCCGGCGTCCCGTATGCAATCGTCGCGACTGCACCCGACGGCACCGGCCTGACCATGCTCACCGTGGAGTGCGTGCAGTGAGCACCGCCTTCTCGAAAGCGGTGAGCGCGGTCATCTCGGCGCTGTCGACCAGCCCGGCGGTCTGCAAGTCGATCCACCGCGCCCGCGCCCACGTCGTGCCGGAACAGGAAGACGAGTCGATCAGCGTGCAGTGGGAGCAGGCGCTCCCGCAGCAAGGAACGATCACGGGCGCGCCGATCGACTGGTCGACCCGGCTCACCGTCGACTGCTATGCGCGCAGCGGTGCAGTCGGCGTGACCGGCGACGTTGTGGTCGATCCGCTCCTTGAGCGCGTGTACGAGCGCCTGGCGGCAGACCCTACGCTGGGCGGCATGCTCGATGACCTGGTCATTGCCGGCATCGAGGCCGAGAACACGAGCGAAGGCAAGAAAACTGGATGGGTGCGTCTTACCTACGTCGCCCAGCACCGAACCGAAAACGCACTCATCAGCTGACATGCAAATCGAAAAAAACAGCGACACCCGCGAGATCCCGCCCATGCCTGGCGGTGGCTCGTGGACCTTCGACGAAGCGCAGTGGGCCTGGATCTCGAATGATCCGGTCGCTGCCGAAGCCCCTGACGAAGCCGGCCCGGCCGACGCAGGCAACGAACAGGCCGGTACCTCGGCCACCGACCAGGAGTAATCCATGCCACGTAGCATCAAGAACACGATCGTCACCGCCAAGGTTGAAACGACTACCGGCGTGGACGCAGCGCCAACCGGTGCCGCCAACGCGGTGCTGGTCTCCGACGTCAGCATCACGCCGCTCGAATCCCAGGCCATTGGCCGCAACCTGGTCCGCGGCTACTTCGGAGGCAGCGAGCAGCTGGTCGGCCCTGGCAGCGTCAAGATTTCCTACACCGTCGAGCTGGCAGGCTCCGGCACCGCCGGCACTGCGCCAGCCTGGGGCCAGCTGCTGCAGGGCTGCGCCGTGGCTGAAGGTGTGCTGGCGACCCCGGCGCGCGTGGAATACCAGCCGGTGTCGACCAGCCTGAAGTCGCTGACCCAGTACTACTACGACGACGGCGTTCTGCACAAGCTGCTGGCGTCGATGGGTAACTGCACGCTGTCGGCCAAGGTCGGCGACCGCCCTGTGCTGCGCTTCGAATGGACCGGCCTGGATGGCGGCATCGCCGCGGTGCCGAATGTGGCTCCGACCTTCACGCCGTGGAAGAAGCCGGTCGCCATGACCAAGGCCAACGTGGTGGACATCACGCTCGGTGCGACCTATGCGGCCGGCGCCCTGACGGGCGGTACGGTCTACAACAGCACCGGACTGGAGCTCAACTTCGGTAATGTCGTCAACTTCACGCCGATGCTCGGCACCGAGACCGTGGACATCACCGACCGCGAGTCGACCGCCACGATCGAACTCGAACTGACCGCCGAGCAGGAAGTCGCGCTGATGGCGGCCGTCAAGGCGAATACGACCCAGAGCCTGGCCCTGACCATCGGCACCGTGGCCGGCAACAAGATCATCGTGTTCGCCCCGGCCGCCCAGCTGACCAACCCGAAGAAGTCCGAGCTCAACGGCAAGCGCCTGATCGGCTACGACGTGCGCCTGGTCCCAGTCAGCGGTAACGACGAGTGGCGCATCGTCACCCAATAACCCATCCACCAACTCAATTTGCAAGGAATCGCCACATGGCATTCGTACTGAAAAAACTGAACAAGCTCCCGGTTCGCGTCAAGGGCACCCTGCCGGGCGAGGACGGCAAGCCGGTCGAGTTCGACTTCATCCTGCACTGCAAGCGCCTTACCCAGGAAGAAGTCGAAGCCGAACAGAACGACAAGCATGGCTCCGTCAAGGGCTTTCTGCGCGGCGTCGCCGAAGGCTGGGAGCAAGTGAAGGACGAGAACGGTGCGGCCGTGACATTTAGCGAGGATGGTCTGAATGGCCTCCTGAGCACCGCCGGCATGCCCATGCTGTGCTTCACCAGCTACATGAAGCAGATCGCGGTCGCGGCAAAAAACTGATCAAGGCCGTGCGCCTCATGGCGCGCGGCGACCTTCGCTTCAGCAGCGAGGCGGGCAAGGCCGAGCGGCACGTCAATGAGGCGCTCGCCGCCCTCGGCCTGTATGCCGTTGGACCGGTGCTGGAGCAGCAGGAGTATTGGCTTTGGCCCGAAAACGAAGAAGCTTTCGAGCTTTGGCTTGGCTTGCAGACCCAGTGGAACGTGGGTATGGCCGGTGCGGTCGGCCTCAACTATGCCGGGGTTGAAGCCTGCATACGGATGCGTGACATCGCGCGCAAGAAGCGCACCGAGCTGTTTGCCTCGGTGCAGTTGATGGAACAAGCTTGCCTGGAAGAGTGGGCGGAGAAACGGAAAGGTTAGGCGGCGATGACGGGTACACGCGCAACAATCACGATGGGCGTCGACGGAGCGCCGGAAAGTCGTCGCAATATTGACAGCGTCGCCGAGGCCTTCCGGCGTATGAATGCGGAATCCCTGGCGGGCCTGTCCGGCCAGGTTGGCGCCCTGAACGATCGCATCAGCGGACTCCACTCGCGCATCGGCGATATCGCATCGTTCACCATTGCGGGGGTCTCTCTGAACATGCTCTCGGACAAGATCGGCGCTACGCTCGACAAGTTCGGTGATCTGGACGACATGGCCCAGAGAACTGGCGCGAGCGTCGAGGGCTTGTCGCGGCTGCAGAAAGTAGCGGCCGTATTCGGCGCTGATTTTGGCACGGTCGGCACCGCGTTGGCGAACCTGAACAAGGGCTTGTCCGGAGCGGATGAAGAATCTAGTAAAACCAGGAGGGCTCTCGCATTCCTCGGAATCTCGGCAAAGGACAGTGCGGGCAAGCTGCGCGAGCCTGATAAGCTGATGGAGGACATCGCTAAGCGTCTTCAGGGCTACAAGGATGGAGCTGGCAAAGCTGCGCTTGCTAACGACCTTTTCGGAAAATCTGGACGGGAACTGCTGCCGTACCTGGGCGACGTGGCGGAATCAGTCGACGACTTCTCCGCGACGTCGAAAGAAGCCGTTGCCCAGGCCACTGCCCTGCAGGACCAGTGGGGCATGTTGCGCGTGCGATCGGGCGAGCTTTTCGAAGGCATCGTTGTGTCCGGCCTTCCTGCAATGACTGATCTCGCAGGCGGCATATCGGATGTGATGAAAGCTCAGAGCAAGTTGGCTGCTAGCGAGGACACTGGCTGGGCAGAAGCAATGGCGATGGGAGCTGCGCGCGTTGTTGATGTTTTGGCGTTGATTCCTCGCACTGCATCTGCAGTGTGGAGCAGCCTTAAAGTGATTGGCGCCGATGTCGAGTATTTAGCGACCACCGCAGTTGAGTTAGCGCAACTTAAGAATCCTGCCAACATTGCCCTTAAATACGCCAAGGGAGAAGACCCGCTTAAAGGCATAAAATCTGCTCTGGCGGCGCGCAACAAGGTTCTTGAGGAAGCAAATGCTGAGTACGTTCGCCTCTGGAACGAACCTGCAAATTTAGTTGAGCAAGCCGTAATGGCGCGCTTTGCTGATCGTAAAGGTGCTGCGAAAGGTCCAAGCGCCCCCGACCCTGATAAGCCGCCTGCAAACTATAGTTCCGGAAAGAGCAGCGACGCCGAAGAGGCTGAGAAAGCAGCCGAGGCCTATCGCGCCCTTACTGAATCGATCAAAGCGAAAATCAAGCAGTCCCAGATCGAGGCCAACACCGGCAAGGCGGCGACCGCTGCGCAGCAGGAGCAGATCCGCCTCGACGAGCAGATCGGTGCAGGTAAGCTCAGCCTTACTTCCAAGCAGCGCGCCGTAGTGGACGGCCTGCTGCAGGAGCTGGAGGCTAGCAACGCGGTGATCGAGTCGAACAAACGCGCGGTGGAAGCTCAAGAGAAGATCGACAAGGCCCGCAAGGAAAAGTCTGATGCGATGGCGAAAGTGCTGGACAATGCGACAGAAGAAGCAACACGCAACGAGGTGCTGGCCCGCACGTTCGGGATGACCAAGGGAGCAATTGAACAGGTTGAGCTTGCGCGTCTTGAGGACCAATTAGCCCAGAGTGCGTCCCTTAAGTTGGATCGCGAAGAAATCGAGCATCTGGAAAAGCTGATTGCTGCCAAGAAGCGCAGCGCAGCGGCGCTGGTTTCGGTCGACACCAGCGAAGTGGTAAAGAAGGCCGGCGAGGATCTGGACAAGTTCCTCGACCCGACCAAGGCCCAGACCTTCGGCGAGGCGCTCAAGGGCGCGTTCGGCACGGCTGGCGACTCGCTGACCCAGCTCGTCAGCAACCTCGACGCCTATGCCATCCGTCAGGCCGAGGTCGACAAGGCCCGCAAGGATGCTGCGACCAGGTTCGCGTCCGACTCGAAGGGCTACGCCGCCGCCTCGGCCGCAATCTCGCGCGACGAGCTGCGCAGCCGCGTCACCGCCTATGGCGACATGACCGCCGCCGCCAAGGGATTCTTCTCCGAGGGCAGCAGGGGGTACCGCGCGCTGGAGACCACCGAGAAGGCTTTCCGCGCCTATGAGCTGGCCATGTCCGCCGAGACGCTCGCGAAGAAGCTGTTCTTCAAGGAAGCGGAAGTGGCGGCCCATACCACTCTGAATGCCACCAAGCTGGCCGGCGAAGCCACCACTACGGCCGCCTCGACCGGCCTGGCTGCAACCGAGGCCAGCGCCTGGGGCATCACAGCCGTCGTCAAGGCGATCGCGTCGCTACCGTTCCCGCTGAACCTGGCGGCCGGCGCAGCCACCATGGCGGCGGTCGTGGCGGTCGGCGCGAAGATGTTCGGCGGTGTCGGCGGATCGAGCGTCAGCCTGTCGCAGTCGCGTCAGGAGTCGCAGGGCACCGGCAGCGTCTTCGGCGACGCCGGCGCCAAGTCGGAATCGATCGCGCGTTCGCTGGAACGGGTCGAGGACAACACCTACCAGGGCCTTGCCATCAGCATGGGCATGCTGAACGCGCTCACCGAGATCAAAAGCAATATCGGCTCATTCTCGGCGCTTGTCGTGCGCGACACCAACATCACCGGCCAGGCGCCCGTCAAGGGCCTGGGGCAGGGCAGTGCCGAGGAATTCTGGAGCTCCGACAAGGCGACCTTCCTTCAGGGCGGCATGGTCGGCATGGTCCTGGATAAGCTTACGGGCGGCTGGCTGAGCAAGGCCACTGGCAAGATCATGGGCGCGATCTTCGGCGGCAAGAAGACGCTGGAGGACAGCGGCTTCACGCTCGACAAGGCCTCGCTGGCCACCATCGCCAACGGCGGCCTGAACGCCATGAGTTATGCCGACATCAAGAAGGACGGCGGCTGGTTCCGTAGCGACAAGATGAGCACCCAGCTGGAAGGCCTGGGCGCCGACGGCAATCGCCAGATCACGAAGGTCCTGCTGTCGCTGTCCGACGGGATCCGCGAGGCCGGTATCGCTATGGGCCTGCCGACCGATGCCTTCGCCCAGAAGTTGGACGGGTTCGTCGTCGACATCGGCAAGATCAGCTTCAAGGACATGAAGGCCGACGAGATCGAGAAGACCCTGCAGGCGGTGTTCTCGAAGCTCGGCGACGACATGGCCCAGTTCGCGGTCGGCGGCCTGGAGCAGTTCCAGCAAGTTGGCGAAGGCTACATGGAAACCCTGGTGCGCATCGCCCAGGGCTACCAGTCGGTCGACGTCGTCATGCAGTCGATGGGGATGACCTTCGGCGCGATCGGCCTCGACTCGATCGCCGCGCGGCAGCACCTCCTCGACCTGTCCGGCGGCCTGCAGAAGTTCGTGCAGAACAGCGAGCAGTTCCTGCGGGACTTCTTCACCGAACAGGAGCAGGCGGAAGCGCTGAAGGCGCGGGTGCAGCCGATCCTGAGCCAGTACGGCCTAAAGGCGTCGGGCGAGGACGCGACCAGGATGTTCCGCGACTACCTGGTCGCGCTCGACCCGGCTACCGATGCCGGCGCCAAGGCCTTCGCCGTCCTCAGCCAGATCGCCCCGGCCCTCAAGCAGATCGCCGATGCCGAGCAGTACATCTATGACGAACGCAAGGATCTCCAGCAGCAGCTGGATGAGATGACGATGACGTCGGCGCAGCTGCTGGAGAAGCAGGGGGACGCGCTGCACGAAAGCAACCGCCCTCTGTTTGACCAGATTAACGCGCTCAAGGACTCGAAGGCGGCGCTGGAAGCACAGGTCGAGGCCCAACGCAACCTGACGCAGGCCACGAAGGACCGCGCAGCCAACCTTCTGTCCGGCGTGGACAGCGCCTTCTCGGCCCTGCAAACCGTGGTGGGCCGCGAGAAGACGCTCTTGCAGGAGACGACCAACGCCCACCGCGCGCTGTCGTCGGCCTTGCGGGGCACGCTGGACAGCATGAGCGTCGCCGGTCGCGAGGTGGAAGACCGCCAGAATGCGCGCGCCCAGATTCAGGCGGCGCTGGCGATCGCCAAAGCCGGCGGCGTGCTGCCGGATGCCGATAGCCTGAAAGGTGCCCTGTCGGTCCTGAGCAGGGGCGCTTCGTCCATGTTCGCGACCCAGCAGGACTACCTGCGCGACTTCTACTCGACGCAGAACGACATCGCGGCCCTCGCTGGCCTCACCGATGACGCCCTGAGCGTGGAGGAAAAGTCGCTCAAGGCATTGGACGGCATCCTCGACAGCGCGCAGCAGCAGGTCAACGCGCTGAAGGGGATCGACTACTCGGTGATCACGCTAGCCCAGGCGATCAGCGGCTTCCAAGGTGCGCTTGGTGCAGCAAAGGCGGATCCGGTCGCAAGCGCGGGCGGCAGCATCGCCAACCTGTACCGCGAACTGCTGGACCGCCCGGCTGACAGCGCAGGCCTCGACTACTGGCAGAACGCGGTAGCCGGTGGCCTGTCGCTCGACCAGGTGCGCAAGATGATCATGGAGGGCGCCGAGTACAAGGGCATCCCGGGCTTCGCTTCGGGCGGCATGTTCGGTGGCGGTCTCCGGATCGTCGGTGAGAACGGTCCGGAACTGGAGGCGACTGGTCCGTCGCGGATCTGGAATGCTGGACAGACAAGCAATCTTCTGTCCGGCCTGATGAGGCCGTCTGACAACAGCGCCGCCATCGTCGCAGAACTGCGTGCGGTTCGCGAGGAGAACCGGCAGATTCGGGCGGTCCTGTCCAAGATTGCCGACAACACTGGGGAGCATAAAGAAATGTTCGACAAAGCAACCAATGGCGGCGGACCGGTACAGGTGGAGGTCGTGGAATGACGCCTTCGTTGAGTGTTTTGGTGCCGGTGGAGGTCGATAACACGACTCTCATCAGCAGCACGGTGCCGGAGGCCGACTACGCCGCATGGGCTGCTGGCACAGCGTACGTGAAGGACGCCTTCTGCATCAGCCCTGCCACGCACCGCATCTACCAGTGCATGACGCCGCATACCGGGAAGAACCCGGACGATGTGACGAACCGTGCTGGCACGACCGTGTACTGGCTCGATATTGGCCCCACGAACCGGTGGGCAATGTTCGACGAAGAGGTGAGCACCCAAACGGTCGCTGCCTCGCCGCTGACCGTCGTGCTGCGCCCGGGCAGCTTCTCCGGCCTGTATTTGGCCGGGGTGGATGCCGGGTCGATCTCGATCACCGTCAAGGATGCGCCCAGCGGGGTTGTGATCTACAGCTACACCGGGCAGCTGGAGGGTTCGCAGCCGGCCGACTATGACGAGTATTTCTTCGACCGCTTCAAGCCGCTGACCGACTTCCTCGCCAGCGACATCGAGCAATACAACAGCGCGGAGCTGACCCTGACGCTGTCCTCTGCCGGCGGCGCGGTCAAGTGCGGAGTGCTCGCCATCGGCGATCTCCGGTCGCTGGGCAGAACTCAGTACGGCGCCAAGGCCAAGCCGAAGACCTACAGCTACATCAAGACCGACGACTTCGGGAGGACGTCCATCAAGCGCCGCAAGACCGCGATGGACATGTCGGCGTCCGCGCACCTCGATGTGTCGGAGGCGAACGCTGTCACAGACATCATTCGCAGCGTCCTCGATGTACCTGCGGTATGGATCGCATCCGGGTTGCAGGAGTACGGCTTCCTGCGCGTCTTCGGCCTTGGCAGCGCCGAGATTTCCGCCGACGGGCCGGGGCGCTGCCAACTTTCTCTTAACGTTCAAGGATTAATCTAATGGCACTTACACCACCGCCGGCGGCGCCCCAGCGCGGGGACCGCGCCACGTTCGCGCAGCGCGTCGACGCTTTCATCACCTGGCTGATCAACTTCGTCAGTGAACTGGTCGGCCTCGTCGCCAACCTCAACTCCATCGCAGCGGGAGGGGCGTATGCGCTACCTTACCTCTTCAACAGTCCGGCCGCTGCCATCGGCGGCGCTGTCGGTACGGCATCGGGCGGGCACCTCGCATTCTCCAACGAGGCGACGGTCCTGCTCATAGACACGAAGAACCTTCAGGGCGTTTCGGTCAAAGCGATCCTCAACGCGATCTCCACGTCTTCGAGTGCCGTCAAAGGCACGCTGAGGATCGTCAAGCAAAGCGATCCGTCTACGTTTGCGATTTACAACATCACTTCCTACACAGAGGATGCCGGCGGCAAGTACGGCTACTTCGCTGTTAGCTACGTGCTGGAGAATGGGCTGTTTGCAGAGAACGATCCTGTGATACTTCATCTCCAGCGCACCGGAGACAAGGGCGACACCGGGGCTGCAGCGATCAATCCGTCTGCCAAGTTTAGCGACCGCAAATCCTCCGGAGTAAGCGGCGGCACGAATGTGACGGGTGAGCAGACCCGAACTCTGAACACGACCGATTACAACACTGCCGGCGTGACGCTGTCGGGCAACCAAGTCACGATTCAGCCTGGAACCTACGAAATCCAGGGCCGCGCCCCGGCGCATGCGGTGGGCTATCACCGCGCGTCGCTCTACAACGTCACGGATGGCACCCCTGCCCTGGTTGGGAGTTCGGAGTACGCATCCCCTGCCGGCGGCGTACAGAGCTCGTCCGCGTTCATGGGCCGCATCGTGCTCACGACAGCTAAGACCTTCTCCGTCCGACATTACACGGGTCAGGCTACCACCAGCACCGGCCTGGGCAATGCGGTGAGCGTGAGTGGCGTGAACGAGACCTATACCGAGTTGAACATCACGAAAGTCGCCTAATGGATAACCTCGACACCCCAATCACTCCAGAACTGCCAGCCGAGCCGCAACCGCTGCGCTACGTTACCTTCACCCCTGAAGGCGCGCTCGACGGCTGCTACCTGCAAGTGCCGCCGGACGGACACGCCGACCGCATGATCGTCATCGACGAGACCCTCGCTCCGGCCTGGGTCAACTACCGCGCCAACGAGGCGCGCGACAGCCTGGAGCTGCTGCCGCCACCGCTGCCGGGCGAGCAAGTAATAATCGTGCCGCAGACCGTCACCCGCCGGCAGGCGCGACAGGCGCTGCTCATGGCAGAACTGCTCGATAACGTTCAGCCCGCCATCGACGCCATTCCCGACCCGGTTCAGCGCCGCATGGCCCAAATCGAGTGGGAAGACTCGCTCGAGTTCGTGCGCACTCGCCCGCTGGTGATCCAGATCGGCGAGGCGCTGGGGCTCGATGCCGCCAAGCTCGATCAGCTGTTCATCACTGCTGCGGGACTGTGATGCTGCGCGCCGCCTTCTATAAGGGCACGCGCCCAGGTGTCGCCGGCATCTACAACCGCTTGGTGCGGTGGTGGACCAGCTCGCCGTACTCGCACGTTGAGCTGGTGGTGTCGACCGGCCGCGCCTGGTCGGCATCGTTCGAAGACGGTGGCGTGCGCTCCAAGCTGATCGACTTCGATCCGGCGAAGTGGGACTTGGTCGATCTGCCGGCGCATCTTGAGGCGACTGCGGTCGACTGGTTCGTAGCGCACCGCGGCGCCAAGTACGACGTCGTGGGCAATCTGCAATTCGTGCTGGCCGCCATTCCGCACAGCCGCAAGCGCTGGTTCTGCTCCGAGGCTGTCGCTGCAGCGCTTGGCTTCCCTGATCCCTGGCGGTACGACCCGAGCACGCTCGCGAGTGCAATCACGCTTTTCCGCCAACCCGCTTGATAGCGGGTTTTTTACGTCCACCCGCTTCAATACGGCCCAGTGAAATAGTCTCAACTTTCCTAGAAATGAGACAAGGTGACGGGGACACTGTGGACTTCGCAGGAACCAATCACCTTATGAAAGAAAACTTAATGAGCGAACCCATTTCAGGCACTGCGGCAGGCGTCGCTGGCTGGAAGCTGCTTGGTGGCCTGGTGGGCATCGGTGGTATTGGCGCCGGTCTGGCTGCATACATCGTGTACGCCAAAACCAAACCGAAGACCGATGAGGAATGGCGGATCTCACTGATCTGCACCGTAGTCGGTTCCATCTGTGGCGGTGCGGCGGTCGTCAAAGCCTTGGGACTGGAGCACTGGGTCGATGATGTCTTTGGTCTGATGGGCATTCTTGGCCTGGCTTTCGCATGTGGCCTGCCGGGCTGGTTGGTGGTCCGCGCGCTGTTCAAGTACCTGGACAAGCATAAGGACGCCGACCTGGCCGAGATCGTCAAGGACGTGAAGGAGGTGATCTGATGCCGCCGAGCGCTTTCATCGGCATGCTGGCCGGCGCGGCCCAGGCGTGCCAGCGTAAGACCGGCATCCCGGCATCGATTATCCTGGCGCAGGCCGCGCTCGAATCCGCATGGGGTTCGCGCGCGCTCGGTAACAACCTCTTCGGCATCAAAGCGGACAAGAGCTGGACCGGTCTGACCGTAGCTTTCCGCACCACGGAGCACATCGGCGGGAAGAGCGTCAGCCTCACCGACAAGTTCCGAGCATATGCCAGCTACGCCGAAAGCATGGTCGACCACGGCCGTTTCCTGCTGGCGAACCCGCGCTATCGGGACTGCTTCAAGGAAACGACCGGCATGGGCTGGGCGACTGCTTTGCAGAAGGCCGGGTACGCAACCGATCCCGACTACGCGAAGAAGCTGCAGGCCACCATCCGGGCGCGCAACCTGCAGTTCTACGATCAGCTTCCACCGGACGCGAAATGAACTCGCTTGAGCGCCTGCTCGTCGGCGCTGTGCTGCTGGTGCTCCTGCTGTTCGGAGGGGCGCTGGCCGTGCGGAGCTACGGCTCCGCCCAGTACCGCGCCGGCTACGCCGCTGCCGTGGCCGACGGCAAGGAAGCGCGCGACGCCGCGGTCCTCGCCAACCTGGCGATCGAGTCAGGTCTCCGCACCCGCCTGCTGGAGCAAGACACCACCGCCTTACGAAAGGAGCAGGAACATGCAACGAACCTTGAAGCTGCTCAGCGTCGCATGCGCGCTGGCGATGACCGGCTGCGCTGCCCAGCAGGGCCAGTACCAGCCGCCGCGCCGGCCGGTGATCGACCCGCTACCGGCGGATCTCAGGCTGACCGCACAGGACCGAGCATTGTGCCAGAGACTGCTGCTGATCTTCTCGGCATCGCCGCAGACGTTGGCGGACTCGTGCGGCGATATGAGCGTGTCGTCGAGCGCTTCGAAGCCTGCCTGGAAGTAAACGCGAAATGAGCACGCTCGAGCTCCACGCCTACACCGACAAGGGTGTGACCCATGTGTGCACCATCCACCGCAGCGCCGGAGACGAGACGCCGCTGCAGATGATTAGCGCGCAGGAGCTGGCACGGCTGCGGGCGGCTGAAGCTGATCTAGTCGCGCTGCAGGCGGCCCGGATCGATCAGTCCGACGTTCCTGCGGCCTGAGCAGAACTCGGTGGGCTAGATCGAGCGGCAGGCCCAGCCGGAACATCTCGCGAGCGCCTGCGGCAACGCCATGCGAACCGGCCAAATTGACAGCCAGGTCGACGTGGAACGCAGTCATGCGGTCGGTACGCTTGATCATCCGGCCAGCATACCAACCACCAACAGCACAGGCTTGATCCTGCTCAACCTTCCTCATCCGGCTCATCCAGCCGGGCATACTCGATCCCGTCGATATTCGCAATTGCTCTTGAGAGCGACGCCTTCACCGCCTCGAAGAATGCTCGGTGCTTCTCGTCCATCAGCACGCGATCGGGGAAGCCATGGTGCCGGTTGAGCTCGATCGTCCAGCTGACCAATTCGCTTAGGGGCGACTCGACCATGAACACACGCTCTTCGTCTTGCCCAGCACCTTCCACCAGCAGCGGTAGCACTGACTTAAACGGGTCGCCCCGGTCGCTGAAGTAGTGCACCAGGTGTGGTTCCTGCTGCCCTTCGGCGGGAATGAACTCGATGGATGGGTGCTGCCGGCGTGTGATGAACATGGGTGGGGCTCCTGGCTGACACAGAATTATGCCACTCGGCTGGATTCAGCGACCTGGCTCAGCAGTGCTACACTCGGCAGATGCGATTCAAGAAGCCCCTGACACGCGCAGACCTTGAAGCTATTCAGGCGCGCAATCTCGACTCGGAAGACATGAAAGCCGTGCTGTGGGAAGTGGCGCGCCTGCGATCTCTCGTCCTGTACGCTGACCAGCTGCAGCGCATGCTTGGCACTCTTCCTGGCCAGCAGGGAGGCCTGCTCGAGTCGATCCGGAAAACTTTGGCTGACGAGCCGTGCGTAAGGGAGTTCCCGAAGCTCCCGCCGAACGCTTGAAATGCTCCACAAAGGGAACAGGAGCCGCAT